CGAGACCGGCCTGCTGTGCCGTGGTGCCCAGACCTGCCAACTGTGCGCCACCGGCTGTCAGTCGGGCCTGATTGGCCTGCTCTGCGCCAAGGTTCACGCCTTGCTGCTGCTGTGCAGTGCCGACTGCCTGACCGAAGCCCTGATTGTAGATGTCAGCCATGGTCTTGCCGTAGGCGAGGTTCTGCTGCTGGGACAGGTTGGCGGCTGCAATACCGGCCCGGTCTCCGCCAAAGGCACCAGACATGATCGCAGTGCCGAGACCACCAGACTGGGCGCGCTCGTTCTCCTGCGCCAGCATCGCGCCAGTCGTATCGGCCACGTTCTGGATGTACGGGGACATGTATTTGTTGATGTCGAGTTCGCCGGGGTTCACGGCCCCCATACCGGCGACGGTGGCACCGGTGGCTGCATCGATATACGGCTGGTAAGCGCCAGCAGCGGTGTTGACATTGTTGATGCCAGCCCGCTGCTGAGCGTTGATCTGAGCGACGAAATCGCTGCCTTCAGTGCCATACTTCTGGAACGGCGTGGCGGCCACCTGCTCAGCCCGAGTGTTGACCGCATTATAGCGCGCCATCACCTCAGGTGGGATTTGAACCTGAGAAGTGGTCGTTGAAGTTTTCTTACCCACAGCCGTTCCCCATTCAGGTTTTGCCAGTCATACCAGTTTTTGCTCCGTACAGGAAGTAGACACCTGACGGTTCGCCAAATACACGCTCGTAAAGGCGCATCTTCGCAGCGGTCCTGCTGCTCGAAAGAACCCCGATGGACAGGGGAAGCTGAAGCTCATTGGAGACCTGCTTGGCGAACTCCGCAAGCTTGCGGGCCCGACCACCTTTTGCGGATCGGAACTCCGGGTCAACAAAAATAGCCTTTTCTTCGATGATCTGCTCTTTGCTGTACCACATTTCGCCGATGTTCAGAAGGATAGCGCCCTCAAGGCTTTTCCCAACCGGTCCAATGACGCCGATGATGCCGGGGATTTGCTTGCTCAGAACCCCGTAGATCGGCATGGCAAGCTTCTCCATGTCGGGTTGCGTGAGGGCGTTCTCCTGCGTTGCCTCGATGGCAAGGCGCATGACCTCGTCAAAATCTTCGACGACGCCGGTCCGAACTTCGACTTCCATAATGCTAATCCTTTTTTGGACCCGGCAGCCCTTGCAGGGTCTTGATGGTCTTTTCTCTCATTTTCTTGACGAAGACATCAAGAATTTTATGACCATGGTCGATGTCCCCGCTGCCGAGGTGCATCACGTCTTCCGGTGGGATCACGTACTCACCACCGGCGGCCACGATGGGCACGGCGTCCGTAGCGCCACCGGCGGCATAGCTCTGGCTGTACGGGGTGTACATGTCGTTCAGTTCGGTCTTGCCAGCTGGTGCCTGCGCCTGCGGGCGTGAGCCACCCATGATGCCACTAAGGGAGGGCTTTGCTGCAGCCGGGGCCGGTGCAGCGAGAGACGTGCCATTGCCGCTGCCGCCCGCTGCCGCTGAAGGCCATCTTTTTCACAAGTTCGTAGCCAACATCACCACCAGCCGCCTTCTTCGGGGACGGAACGCCGTAGGGCATGTCGCTTGCACCGTACGGAAGGCTACCCGTGGACTGGCCATAAGGGCCGGGGGCTGAGAAGATGTTCTTTGCCACCTTGAACCCGGCCATGGAGTTGCCCTCGCCCATGGCGGAGATGATGTCGGCTGGGATCACGTACGACCCGGACGCCACGTGCATGGGCAGATGGTCTGTCCGACCCGCCACGCTGCTGTGGATCGCGCCCTTGTGGGTCTTGGCTTTTGCCTTGCCGCCGCGCGCTAGGCCAACCGCATTGCTGATAACAGTGTCATTCATGGTGACCTCACGAGTAGCTGACGGTGACGACCTGCCCGGTTCCGGGCGCGACCACAATTCCATTGTCAACAGGGACGCTAACCTCCGTCACCCCAAGTGTGTTGGCAATCACGAAGATTTTCGACGATGTAGCAGACGAAACCGAAGCGTCGTAGATCGACCCGGCGGCGCTTCCAGCTGTCGTCACAATGACCCTTACCAGCCTGCCCTGTCCCACCTGAACAACTGTTGCGGCGCTGATCTCCTTGAAGGACTTCGTCCCAGAAACCTGCAGATACGTCTGACCCAGACCGTTGATCGCGGTGACGATGTTCTTTGTGGCTGTGAGGATGTCGGAAATCGAAGACATCAGAACTTCCCATCTTGCTGGACGCGATACCGGATGTTCCCAAGTCGCCAGAAGGAGCCAACGTCATTGCTGGAGATTTCGATGGCGATCAGTCGGGCCCTGATCCGTGGGGTGATATAGTCCGAAGACTGCGTCACCAGATACGGACCGTGAACCGTGGGCGGCAGGCCGGGGTAATCAGTGGTGTGGAACGTGATCGATACGTCCGCGCTGGGGACGCCGTTGTAGTAGCCCCACTTCATGTCTGGCCACAGTTGGTCGAGGAACGTCTTTTCGTCGCCATCTGCCAGAGCAAAGTAGCCAGTCTTGAAGCTGGAGTTCATCGCCACGCCGTCGGCATCCGTAGATGTTTCATGCTGGTAGATGAACAGGTTGTCGCCAGCCCCAATCGGCGGCCCGAAGACGCTCTGGTCGATCCAAGCTGTGCGGGCCAGCGTTCCGAAGTCCCACTGGTTGGTGAGCGTGTTGTACTTCACGTACTTTGTCGGAACGCCGCCAGAACCGGTCGTGGGATAATACCAAGACACCTCGCCGAAACGGCTGTTCGGCGCGCACCGGACGTTCTGCCAGTAGGCGGTGTCGATGTCTTGGAAGATCACGTCCCAGATCGGGCATTGGATGGGCTCAGGGCCTCCGCCGGACAGACGGAAGAACTGGCTCTGGGACATCCAGTAGACGACCCCAGACATGGTGGCGGCAGCCTTGCGTCCCACCAGACCGCAGCCGGTGCCAATCTCGTTGAAAGAGTAGACGAACGGCTGGCCGATATACTGCATCGACCAGAGTGCAATGTCGGTCCACAGCAAGCTCTGCTGGGGCCCCTGCAGGCCGCCAACGATCATCGAACCCTTCGGGATGCGGTACGAGCCAGCCTGATTGGTAACCGTGCCCACCCAGCTGGAGAAGTTCCCCACGTCGCACCAGCGGACCAGAAGCGGGTCTTGGATGCCGTTGAAGGTCGACCCGTAGGCGATGACCTGCCGCTCCGGCATCGAGATGAACATGCCCTCGTTCACAAGCGGCGCGTTCGGCATGATGTCGCAGTGATCCGACCCGCTGGCGGTGTTCCAGTAGAAGATCGAGCCCATGTGCGGGCAGGCCACGAGGTATTCGCCCCAGTTGTCGAGGGACCAGTCCGTCGTCCCGGCAAAGCCCCAGCGGTTCACCTTCAGCGTCCCGGCAACGGTCTGCGGGCCAAGTGTTGACGGAAGGGAGAATGTGAGGGTGCTGCTGACGCTTCCAGCAACTGCCGACGTCACCACCCAAGAGCCATTGTACCCGGACGGGGTGGTGCCAGCGATGGTGATGACCGATCCCGGCGTGACGTAGACGTTGGCTGGGATAGTGGCAGTCGCGGCGGTCCCCACCATGGTGATCGCAGATGGGACGTACTGGCGGCCACCGGTGAAGGAAACGCCGGTGCCGAAGTCGCCCAGACCATAGAGGCCGTCACCGAAGCCGACGGGCGGCGGGACAGCCTGCTGGCCGGTGTAGTAGATGATCTGCGCCTTGCCGCCATTCATGAAGGCGGATGCCGTCGAGGTGGCAGCGTATGGCGCGGCAATGACGAACGTGTTGGCGGTCGGTGCCGGGGTGTCCTGAATGATGTAGTTGCCGTAAAGCGTCACGCCGCCAACGGTCGTTGGTATCAGGACAGCAAAGTTCGCACCGGCTGCGTACCCGTGGTTGTTCAGCGTGACGACGACGTTGATGTCTCCGGAGTTTGTGTCGAACTCTGGGACAGCGCCGCCACCGGTGACCGTCGAGGTGGCAGGAACAATTGCGCCAAGGATATTGGTCGAGGTGATCTCATACGTGCCGCTGTTGAACGCCGTCGTCTTGTAGAAGCCGGACAGGATGAGGCCATCCACGCTGATCGGGGTCACAAGGAAGATTGCGTCGTACGATGTCACGAATGACGCCGCATCGTTGACCTTCACGATTGCCGATCCGCTCACGGTATCGAAGCTCGGCGTTATGTTCGCGGTGTAGTATTGCGGCGACCGGTTGAGCGCGGACCCGGCACTTTCGCTGGTGAAAACACCGTTTTCAGCGCCCATGGCCAAGAACGAGTTGCTGTTCGTGTCGGCCCAAGCGTGCAGCGCCCTGACGGTGGCGGTGAGGGGCTGCGACAGGAACTTCGTCCATCCACCCAGCTTCTGCGGCAGGGCGGTGCCATTCCGATCTGGCACGAACCTGATCAGGTTGCTTTCCGAGATCGCGGCCTCGTTGAGAGCCGGTGTGCGGTTCTGGTCGACGCCGGGGATCAGCTTCAGTGACGCGTGCGGCATGTCTTACCCTCTGGTCGGCGAAGCAACTGGCGTTGGGGACTGCGACGTCCAGCCCGGTCCTTCGAACTTCTTGCGGGCTTCCTCGACCGCAGCGCCGCTGAGGAGAGCCTTGTACTGCCCCTCGTAGCTCTGTGCCATCTGCGGGTCATCCGACTGGCGGCCAAAGTTCCGCTGGTACGCAGAGATGTAGATCATCGATGCCATGATGAAGAGATCGGGCAGATACTGGCTGATGAACGTCGGGCTGTTTGCCAGAGACAGGGAGTTCGGACGATACGTCGCCACCACTTCCACGCTGTACGCGGCGTCAGGGACGGGCCCGACGAGGAACAGGTTCTCGTTGAACGGCGCAAAATACTTCGGCTGCCCACGGTTGCCAGAGGCGTTCGACCCGTACACCGCGTCCAGAAACTCCTTGGTGGTCGGGAGCAGCTGCACGCGGGACGCAGTCGGATCGTCCGGGTTGTTGACCCCAACCGGCAGGATCAGGTTCAGCTGCTCGGTCACCACGATGGAGCCGCTGTTGTCGGGCAGCGTCATGGGGAAGGTGAGGTTCCGGTTGCCAGCTGCCAGACCGATGGTGGGACCATGGATCGACGTGGAGGTGAACATCAGATCGAGATCGCGGTAGATGCGAAGCTCGGCGTAGTCGATCATGGACGGCGCGATCTCCAAGAAGTTCACGTCATCGACAGCGACCACCGCCATCTGGGCGATCTGGTTCAGGTAGGTCGTATAGGTCAGTCCGGCCACGGCATCACCTCGTTTTGCGGCATCCTATCCCAATTGTGGCCAGCTGGCGAGTGCCTGATGCCGCTCAGCGCACGTCCTCAGGGCTGACCTGTCGCGCCCCCACGCCTTCTCCACCTCTGCCTGCGTCATGGCTCCCTCTGGCAGGCTGACGGGCGGTGCGCAGGGGGCTGTGAGGCTTGGCGGCGGCAGTATCGGGATGGGTTCAACGCTTCTTGAGGCGCATGACGCTGTCAGCACCAAGGCAGACAAGATTGGCACCGACATCCGCATTTGCCTCATCCTCCAGCTGGATCATTGCTTGGGCACGCTGGAATTCCGCGTTGAGCCGTTTCTCTTCTGCCTCACTGGCGATCTCTGCAGCACGAAAAGCATCTTTCTGAGCTTTCGCCAGCGACACTGCAGCCCGACCTGTTTCAATCCTGACCCCCAGACCGTACCCAATGGTGCCTGACAGTATCACCCCGATCAGGGCTGCGATCAGAAACCAGTGCCGCATCATGCTTCGTTTTTGGACGACGCCGTGGCGCTCTTCATTTGCGGAAGGTCGCCGGGACGTCCCTTGTAGGTTGTGGGCCAGCGGTATCCACGAGCGCGGCCCCTGTCGATTGGCGTGACGCTGACGGTGTCGCCCTGATTGCCACCAAGGACGTAGAACCGCTTCTCGTCCTGTCCCACCAGAAAGCCGACATGGCCGCCACCGGGGCGCTCAAACGCCACCACAGCACCGTACGCGGGGTTGCAGGCCTTGCCGAACAGCAGCCAGTTCAGCGCCCAGTAGGGGTTCTCGCCCAGCTTTCCGGGGCGCGGCTCGTCGGGAAGCGCAAGCTCGATGGCGGTGTCCACGAAGTCGCCGCACCATGGCAGCTTGGACGGGTCACCCAGCGTCTTGCCGTCGCTCTTCAGCCACTTGGCCAAGACGGCGCGATCTCTGGTTTCGTGAAGGCCCAAGACCTTCTTGGCTTCTACCATCCACGGGAGATCACTCATCGTCGTCTTTCCCCGGAATGAAGGTGTCGATCACCTTATCTGCAATTTTGTCGCTCTTGCTCTCAAGCATTCCAGCGAAGCGAAGGGCAAAGCGTGTCAACCGTCTGGAGAAGAACCCCGCAGCGAACATGGCAATCTGCACTGGGAAGCCCGGAAACATTCGGTGCGAGACTATGCCAGCAAGGTGCGAGGCAAGGAACGCGCCCAGTATCACCAGCCAGAGTTCCCGCTGGTCCTGCTCGGGCTCTGATCGCATGGCAAACGTGGCACCGGCGATGGCAAGGAAGATGCCACCGACCCATTCATATGGGGAAAAAGATATTCCAAGACCCGCCAGTGCCAAGGTTGTCCAGTCCTTGGCGTGGTCAGCAACTATGTCCTTCAACCTCTTCTTCTCCATCACAAAGCTCCGAGATTGTTCCGGAACATCCCCAAACATCAAGAAATGCGGTAAATGATCCAAGTTGCAATGCCGGTCCTGCGAAGTCTCCAGCGGGAGGAGTTTCCGTTTGACGTCGCCAAGGAGCCGATACTGGTCACACCAGTGTTGACGCCAATGGTTACGTTCCCAGAGCCGGTGTGGATGATTGAAAAGTCGAAGGCCATGTCAACATTTGCAGAATAATACGTGTCCAGTGCCGTCCCAAGCGGGAGCGTCAATGTATTGGAAGCGCCGGTGTATTGAATGATACCCGTGGCGATCTGCGCCGCAGTGAGGGTTGCCGCTCCACTGAGAACAGTCGGAGCGCCCTGAGCCGAAAGAATGACGTTGTCGGTATTGTAGGTCTGTTTGACGGCACCATTGGTGGAGACGGTGATTGCCCCGGTGCTCGTTACGGCTGGCGTGGTGACGGAGGTGAAGGCCCCAGACGACGGGGTGATGCCACCCACAGACGTCGCGTTGAGGCTGCCGCCGCTGATGGCAACGGCACTGGAGTTCTGGATGGCGATGGTCCCGAGGCCGAGGTTCGCGCGGGCACCGGCGTCTGTATCGGCACCAGTTCCACCAGCTGTGATCGGGATGGGAAGCGTGGTGGGGAGACCGGCAGCCGATGCGGCGATGATCTGCGCCAAGCTGATCTTGACCGACACTCCGGCCTGAACGCCCTCGAAAAGCTCCGGTCCGGCAAGGGCGGCAACGGCGGGCAGGTTCGGGATTTGTACGTTCGCCATCAGATCGGCCCTGTCTCTGGAACTGTTGTGTTACCATAAGGCAAACCGGGGTCGCTGTCACCGGGTGCGTTGGGATCGGTTCCGGGCTGCTCGTTCAAGCTTCCGTCAGCAAAACCAGTCTGCTGGGTGACGCGGTTGCTGTCGTTCTCGGTGATCCGGAAGTCGCCACCCGGCACAGGGATGCCAGTCTTGAAGTTGACCGTGTTCAGCCCGGAGGTGACCCGGAAGTCCGTCGACAGGTTGGCGTAGTTTTCGGGCCGTGGGTTCATGATCGGCGGCGGATCGGCGGGCAGTACGATGGAGCGAAGCTGCGGCTGGGCCCGGTCCATGCACGTGCGGCAGACGAGAATGCTCTTCTTGATCATCGCAGCGCCAGCCCAGTCGTACTGGAACGACAGATCGACGTGGTTGAA